AGAGCAACCCCAAAAAAGTTGGTAGCTACAAGGCATACACGAAGATGTCCATCGTGTAACAGACAGATGAGTGATATTAACAATGCACATCCAAATATGAAATTTTGCCCAAATTGTGGGCAAGCGTTGGATTGGGGGATAAAAAGATGACCACATGGAAAATGTATAGCGAATCAAAACCACTGTTTAGTGATTTGTATTTAGTAAAGTTTAAAGATGAATGCTTTTTAGGTGAATATGGGGTTTGCTATTATAGTCAGGAACATAAATCATTCGGTGAATTTATATCTTTCTATGATTCAGAAAGAGATGAAGATGATGAAGCGTTCGTTTCTTGCAAATCTATTGTTGCTTGGGCACCGTTCCAAAGAATTGATGAGGAACACAAAGAAAAAACTGCTGAGCAGAGGCTAGAGGAAAAAGTAGAAATAAAAGAAGCAATAAATCCAGAAGTGACTAATCTTGAATATTACAAAGATGAAATTCTAGAAAATTGCATTGAGAATTTAGCAGTAGTCAAAGGGAGACCTAAGCTATGTTATAAAACTAATTGCAATGACTGTGACTTTAAAATCAATCAAAAAGAATGTCATAAAATGGCAAAAGATCGGCTAAAGCATCCACACGAAAAGCCAGTATACAAATTAACTAAATTTGAAAAAGAATTATTAGAATGCTATTCAGATGTATACAGTTTTAAAGTATTTAATTCTTTAAACGGGATGAAGGAAAAGGGATATTTTAAAGGCATTGATGATAATGAATTAATTGGAGAAATCCTAGCAAAATGTGAGGTGGTTTGATGATTTATTTCTTTGCAGGATTTTTCATAGGGGGCATAGCTGCAATGTTCCTTTATTCCTTAGTGGTTTCAGAACGAATCAACGAATTAGAACTTGAAAATGGTAGATTGATTGATGATCTAAACAAAGCCGAGTATGAAGTTAGAAAGCTCAGGTATTTACATAAGGAGGTGTCTTATGAAGGTTTTGAGGAAACGAAATAAACTAATTAAGGAAAGTACAGATGTACTTATTAAATTGAAAATCAGTGTTCCTGATGTAGATAACTGTAATTCATGCCATATCGTAGATTCCTTATTAAATGAAATTTGGGATGCAGCATGGAGTAAAGAAGGGGTCGAAGTAGAAGATTTGAAAGCTACATACATAAAGGAGAAAACAACGAAATGATGTATTTAAGTATGGCAATCCACAATATAGCGGTAATGATATTTACCGCATACATGGTAATTCACGTACATCCTATTTGGGCAGTTTGCATTTTATTCACTCATAGAATTGGAACTAAAATTGTACGTGTTCCAATCGAGGAAGATACAAAGGATGATGCAGTAGATGATAGCAATGAATCAGGTAGAGATGAGTTTTAAAAATGTAGAAAAAGCTCTGAAAGACAACGGATTATATGATTCCTATGACGATATGGTATTAATTAAACAAGCTTTAATTGAGAGAGAAAGAAAAATATACGGATTGCAGCAACATAACAGAAATTTAGAGGATAAATCGGGAAGGATAGGAGGTTATCATTATGGAAATCCTAAACAATAACATTTATTGGTGTGATTTGCCAAGATATAGCAATACAGTGCTTTGCAAAAGGAGACCTTGTATCGTTATTTCAAACGATATTCAGAATAAAGGAAGTACTACAGTAAATGTTATTCCCATTACCAGCAATTTAAAAAGAACTGATTTGCCTTGTCACGTGATGGTAGATACAGGACATGAGTATGGAATGGCGAAAGCTGAACAAATCTTAACAATCAACAGAGAAAATGTTAAGCGGCATATAAAATCACTCGATTGGCAAGAAGCAAAAGAAGTAAAATGTGCATTATTAACTCAAATAGGAATTATTTAAATGCCTAAAAGAGATACAGAATACGAGCATTTCAAAGAAACCTGCGGAGGATGGTTTAATTACCATGGCAATATTGGTTTAAGAGCAGGTGACGTAGCTATGGCTACTTTATTTGATGAAACTGAATTAGTACAAATTGTATTGACTAAACCTTATACCTTCAATCGTTGGTGGTGTAAGATCGTTGGAGTTAATGCTGATGGAATTGAATATCTAGTTGATAGAACAATAATATTTCAGATTTTGATTGATAAAGACTATAATCTTCGCAGAAAAAGAAGAAAAAAACTCTTGAAATCAATTTAAACACGTCTAGAAGTGATTTTAACTAACAAAATAGATTAAGACGAGTATTTGTTAGGGTAAATAAAGAAAAGGCTAAAAACACGTTTAAAACGATAAATATGTTTATAGCCTTTTTTAGTGTTGTGTAGTAAAATATAGATATGAACACTTACAACAATTACATTATGTTCTTATCTGATTTGATGGCGATAGAACCGCCTGTTGTTATCTATCAGAAAGACGGGAAAGCCTACTATGGAAACGGGCGAAAAACAGAAAGTTTCCAATTAAAACCATCTGCCAAAGCAACAACAATCGTGAAAGAGAATAAAATTTATGTGGATTTAGATAAATTCAAGGATGAAATAGATCTTTACTTGAGTTTGGCACATGAAGTTAGACATTGTGCTCAATATCAGGCGATAAATGATGTTGGATTAGCGGATATTGCTACTCCTGAAATGCTCAAAGTTTGGAAAAAGGAGTTAAAAGAGTATAAAGGGAGCGAAAATGAAGGATATGAGGCCCAACATATAGAGTTAGATGCATTTGCATTTGCGTGGTTTATCGGTGCATCTGTATTCGGGGTGGAATTACACTTAAACGGGGTTAGAAGCGGAAAGCAGCTACTTTCAAGATACATACAGTTCATTTCCAACAACTACAGTCTAGAAGAACTAAGGGATTGCCTAGAATATTCAGGATTTGCTTATAACAGAAATCAAGCCTAGTAAAATAGGCTTTTTTAATTTATTATTTACAATAGTATCATTGTATGATATACTATGTATGGAAGAAAAGTAGAGGTAATAGCAATGGCAAAAAACAGTGAAGCAAAAATCAGAGCAAATAATAAGTATGCAAGCAAGAACGTAAGCCAAGTTTGCCTGAAATATGTTACAAAGAATAATCAAGAGATTCTAGAAAAGTTAAATTCAGTTCCAAATAAAGCGGATTACGTAAGACAATTGATCTTGCAAGATTTAGAAAGAGAAAAGAAAGAGGCTAACAACAAATAGCCTTTTTTTATCGGCTTTTTTTCACGCGTCTGCACTTAAAAATGGTATAATATATATAGTTAAAGAGTACCTAAAAAGACCAAATATTGCCACTCTTTAACGAGACATTTTTTACTTCTACTTACTCAGAATTGAGTGCCTCAGAGAAATCTGAGGATATTATAAGGGTGTAAGTGCAATATTTAATTGACGGGGGGGATGGTGCAATAGAATTTGTGCCCTATGGATGCAATGAAAATTGTGCCCCATATTCTTCAATGTGCCCCATCATTCGCAGTAGCCACCCAATCGCAACAGGATTTGTGTGAAATGTGCACGTATATCGCAACAGAGGTTGGGAGAAAAGAAAGAAAACAAGTAAATTCAGAGATATAGAAACGTCCATACAGTCAAATATGCGTAATAAACACGATAAGTTCCATAATGTTTACACACGATTGTTTAGGTTGGTTCATAAATTGTCATCACGTGGTCATGTACTACTACTGAAATGAATAGGCATATAATTCATTTCATACTCCTTTAGAAATTCTTATAAATTCTATATCTTGTCGATTGTATGGTTTAAGGTTCTGTAATAGCCGTACAGAGCCTATATTATAAATAGTTCTGCATATTTTAAACGATTGATCTTTGAAAAAGCTGATATATCTAAGTCCCTCGGCATATATATAATAGGAAAGAGGTTCGGGGGAGATAAAGAGGGGTTTTGACTTCGGGGGAAAGAAGAAAAAGAAGGAGAACCGCCTCCACGGACTCCTTCACATCCTATAAGAAGAAGATATATACAGTATTATTACTAGTTTCATTTACCTATCAAGTTCTAATGTAGTTTGATGGTTTTTTTTATTGTCTTTTTTATTAAAATAATCATTTGTTCACGAAATTAAACGATTTTCCTTTAAATAAAGGGCATATTAAGTGTTCCAAAAAGAAAATTTTGTCAATATAAAAAATAAATTTTGTATTTTGTAGTTCTGAATCGGCGAAAAATTTTGTATTTTGTATATTTTGTATTTTGTAAAATGTTCACGATATGTAGACAAAAACACGGTGTGGTATAAAAAATACCGCTATTATATTCACGATTCGTGAACAAAAAGCTAAAATAATACAATAATACCATTGTAAATACAATGATACCATGATATAATAGTATTGTAGAAAAGGGGTGACATTCAAAAATAAGACATAAAAAAGATCTTACTCCCATATGCTGGCAACAATTGAAAAGTAAGATCATCCAAAAAAACGTATATATATATTAATTATAAATAGAATGGAGTAAAGCCCCAAAAAATATATATACGTCCTTATTATAACTTAATTGGGGCTAAAAAGAAAATGTTAAAAAAAGAAGAGTTTAAAATGTATAACAATATTGTTAAAAATATTGTAAAAAAATGCGGCGGTTTTCGTGAAAAAGACATCATGAAAAGCCTATACATTATTAGAAAAACAGAAACATGGAACAATGACCACAAAGTAATAAATATTATAGAAAAAAATTCACGTGATGATCACAAAAACGGTTTTAGTATTGATCTGGTAACGATGAAAATTTGCGGGTAATTTAGGGGGTGCATAACATGAAAAAATTTACTGAGATTTTAAAAGATGTAAGTAAAGCATATCAAACAATTAAAAAAATAGATGAAAAAACAGAAGAGCTTCAAAACACGTACTTAAATATCGTGAACTTAAAAGAAAGGCACGAAAAAAGAAAAGATGTAGAAAATGATCTCGTAAGATTAGAAGAAAAAAAGAAAGACTTACAAATTACTATTAAAATATTGAATAGTAACGCAAAAATAGCACTCTTTAACGAAGCAATGCCTATAGTGTTAGAAGTACTTACAAAGTATAAAAACAAGCCTTACGGCCCAAAAACAGAAGAAAAAATAAAAGATGAAATAAAAGAAAAAACAAATTGTAGCTTTTATATTAGCACGAGATATAGTTCTCAATCATATCATATTATACCGTTAGAGTTTAGCAACAATAATTATAACATTGAATGCGGTACTAAATGCATAGACGGAAAACAAAAAAAATTGCTAGATGAGAATAAAATACAAGTTCTTAACTTTAATGATCTTACGCTTTATTACACTAGTAAAGAATATATCGACAATATACCGAAAAGAATAAAAGAACTAAAAAGACTTTATAAAAAAGCGTATGAAAAGCAACAAGAACTTGCTGCTATATGTAGCGAGTACAATAAGCTAGCGGTCGGAAATATAAAAAACATATATAAAGACAAAAATATATATCCAAACATGGATATATAAAAAAGGGGTTGCTGGAATGTTAAAAATAGAAAAAGTAAACGATCAAAAAATTTATTGTATTAAAAATAAATATTTATGTGAATGTGGTGTATTAAATGAAAAAAATGTGTGTAATGCTTGCATGAAATACATGAAAAGGAAAAGCGCTGGAGGTGTAGAGAATGACTGAAAAAGAGTTTAATTTAATAAAAGAAGTCATAAACGAACGGTTGAAAATGGACGACATAGGCCCAGCGGTTAGACTTATTACGCTGTATAATCGTTTTGAATTAATAAATAGTAAAGTTATGGAGCGTTTATATAATTGCCTTAGAAATGGTATTATGTATGATGAGCTTAGAAGTTTTGAAGATGAAAATGAAGTGAAAAGAAATGACTAAAATATATATGAAAGATATTAAAAAATTGTGTAATTGTATAGCTGGCTTGAGTTGTCAAACTATACGAACGAACGAAAAAGGCGCATTCAATAAAGGTTATATATATGCATATACTATATATCCTTATGGTAATTGTATTACATTTCAATTCATTGAAAATGATCATTGCACTTTTAATTCATATTCCAAAAAGTTTATGTTTGAGCAGCTTTTAAGATATTATAAAAAAGGCTTAAATAATTGGATTGAAACATATAATAATGATAGTTTTAAAACTAAAAGAGAAAAAAAGAGAATGAATTATTATATTAATAAATTAAATGAATTTGAAAGGTTACTAAATGATTGATCAGTTAACAACTATACTTGTATTTATTCTGCTTATTGCGTTTCTATATAAATACTTTATATGGATTATGATATTATTTATTACATTATTTATTATTATATATTTATTATGCTAGTTAAAACTTTAAATGTTTAACTAGCTTTTTTATTGTCTTTTTCTTCTTTAAGTTGCTGAAAGTCTTTACATGATCTTTATTAATTGTTTATGGATTGAATACATAAATATATATGCGTTTGGGGTCATGGTTTGAAAAACGCAACAGGAATTGACGACCCTACACACCCCATGGCTTCCCTCTCGACCAAACCACATTTTTTACACCTAGCACTATACATAACAGAGTGCTAATCAAATAAAAAACTAATATCAATTATAAGACCACCCCCTTTTTTAGATAAAAAAATTTGGAAAGCGAAAATTCGAGTTTTGAAAAAAATGAGTTCATGTATTTTTGCAAGGGGTAAACGAGGGGTAAGAGAGGAGTAGATTAGGGGGTAAAAACGTCCACATAGAAATCATTTATAATGTAGGGAGGTAGAGAAAGAGAGGATGAGAAAATGTCAAGGGCAAAGAGTGTTTCAGAATTAAAGCGTGAGGATGAAGCTAAAAGATTCTTTGACGAGTATTCAAAGAGTGGGAATATTACGAAGTCCATGCAAAAGATTCGTCCTGATTTAAGCGATAAGAGTGCTTATAACAAGGGATATAAGATATTAAACAGTCCTTTATTTAGGAATGTCATACATGAGAGGGTAAAAAAGAGAGACCAAAGAAGTGTTATGACAGTAGAGCAACGTAGACAGTGGCTTAGTGATAACATTCAAGATGAAGAAAAGGACATGAAAGACAGATTAGGATGTTTAAAAGAGCTAAATAGAATGGATGGAATTGGAAAAAGTAATATTTTAAACGTTGGAAGTGTAAATAATATTACTGTTGAACAGAAGAGAGCGATTGCAGAAGAAAGAATCAACGATATATTAGGAATCAACATGGGAAGTGAATTTTTAGATGCCGAGGTAATAGAACACGAGGAGGACGATAATAGTGAAGAGACAGACTCTTAGTGTTACGGAACAGTATTTTAAGGATGTAGAGGACTTAAAGGAAGCTAAAGCTATTAATAAGAGCCAAGAAGAAGTTGTTAGATTGTTGAAAAAAGCTACCCCGAAGTATAAATTAAAGAATTGGACGAGAGGATATATCCCCGAACATTACAAACGACTAAATATTTCTAGACAAGAAGCTTTTAGACTTGCGGTTATCGGTGCAAGAGAGGCTTTGACATATTTTCAAGTCAATCTTCACTTTACACAAGCTATGTTGTTCGGTGCGGTTGTAGAGGGTTACGATACAATCTATGCAATTACTACTTCTCAGTATGGCAAAAGCTGGACTTTAGGAATGATTGCTATTTATCGTGCTTATAAAGGACATCAAGTACGAATTGCGGCCGCAACAGGAGAAACCGCTACTATCATCATGTCCAAAGTTATAGGACATTTACAAAATGCAGACGAGTCTATTCAGAGTTCTGTATTAGATTCAGGAAACAAGATTGAAAAATTACAGACTTCTACTTCCAAGACTAAAATTTCCTTCAAGGGTGGAGGATGTGTAGAAATCGTTACATTAGGTGGAAACAGTGTAGACCCGAAGAAAAACAACAACGCTATCGGTAAGGGTGGAGATTATATTATTGACGAAGCAGCCCAAGTCAGTGAAGATGCGTATGCCGAGATAGGACGAAGGGAATTTTCAAGTGTTGACGGTTCAAAAGAACTTGAAATCGCTATTTCCAACCCTCACAAACGTGGAGAGTTCTACGATTGCATGACAAACGACAAATACCCCGAAGGAACATTAGTTGTTTGGATGGATGTTCGTACTGCATACGAAGAAGATCGTATGAAAAGTGCATCTCAGATACTAAATTCTCATTTTTACAAGAATAGAAGCACTTGCCAACGTTATTTAGTATGCGAATTAGAGGAATTTTCAGACGAAAGTATGTTCAAAACCATGACTTTAGACGATGATAAAGTCGATAGTTCCTATAAAAAGCGTTTTTTCTTAGGTATTGACTCGGCTTATACAGGAAAAGATGGTATAGATGTTGCTTTATGTTCTCAAAATAGATACGGAAACTGCAAAATCGAGACAATTTACAATCTAAAAGAGGGTGTTTGGGTTCAAGGAGTCACATCCGAGAAGATTATTGCCAAGATTGTTAAGATTATTGAGACATTAAACATCAAATATGTTTGTGTTGACGTTGGTTTCGGTACATGGTTGACCGAAGGATTGTCAAAATACTCTGATAAGCTAGGATTTATCCTTGAGGGTGTCAATTTCCAAGGAGGGCCAACAAAAACACGTGTTAAGGCAAGACATTACAGTGCAGCTTATGCATTTAATCTAAGAGCGGAAATGTATTTAGACTTTCAGCAGCTAATGGACAGTAAGAAATTGACTTTCACAACGGAAGTTGCCAAAAGATTGAAACCTGAATTGCTTGCTACAAGGACTGTATCGAAGAACAACAAGAAGATAGCTATTATTCCTAAAGAGGAGATAAAACAACGCTTAGGGCACTCTCCTGATGCCCTAGATTCCTCAGTACTTTCTGTCCGCAGTTGTTTAATGTATAATCTAAGCAGTGAAATACTTGCGTATGCAGAGAACGATTAGGAGGTGCTAATTTGAGTCGAAGAACAAAGAAAAGACAAAAGGATAGAGTTAAACTAGCATCCAATACCTATGTGTCACCTAACATTTCGCACAATATTCACAGTTCTAATGCAGAAACCGAAGCCGAAAAGGTAATGGAAGCTATGCTAAACTGCAATTCAGATTGCATCAACGGATTTATAAAGACAAACTTTAAGAATCAGTTTGATGAGATTGATTGGATGATAGACAATCTACCAACGCTACCATATGTTATCGGTAAGGTTATTGACTTTATATTCTCAAACGGCATCACAACGGGTGATGAGAATTTAGACAAGAATGTTCTAATGCCATTCCTTTATAGACACAATGTACAGGGTGTAACAAACTATTCCGTACTTCAAAATGCTATTATGCAGTCATTATTGTACGGGAAATGTGGTATTCGTTGGCTAGACGAAGATAAAGGAATTGTTACAGAGAATTATCGTAATTATGTTTCTATCATGCGTGAAGATGATGAATATAAAGGCTTTAGAGTTCCTATCTGTTATGCTATGTCAGCAGACGATAAAGAGCCTATCTCATTAGGAACAAAGGAAATCGACTTTGACGAAGCGTTATTCCTTCAAACAGGCAAATTAATGTCCAAAGACGGAACAATCATTGTAGAAATTCCTGATAATTTCTGCAATTTAAGAAACGGAACAGACCATGAGAACGGATTATCTTGTTTATTACGTGATAAACAACGTCTAAAGCTATTAGGTGCGGTTTACGAGCGTTTGAACTACGATATTCAGTATGATGGCCCAGGACGTTTGATTTTTTGGCTAAAAGATGGATTTGCCAAGGGAGATACGATTGATTTATCGGCTTCACAAGTTTTAGACGAATCATCAAGTTCTAAAGCAGACAGAGCCGACAAAGCAAGAATTGAAGCTAAACGTCTAGGTCAGGAAATCAGAAATTCAAAATCAGACAATGTAATCCTTGCAAGTTCTATTTTTGATAAAATGGATCACTTGCCTCGTGTTACAAAAGGTACAGAGTTCTTAGAATACCTTCAAATGAAGGAAGGTTCTATTATTTGTCAGTGTTTCGGTCTTACTCCTGAATTAATTGGTTTAGGGGATGTATCAGGAAACGTATCTATGGAAAGAATCATAGATAATGCCATGACAAATACAATCGTACCAATGCGAGAAAGGTTCGCCACTCAAATTTCTCCTATGTTAAGTGAGAAATTAGGTGTACCAAAGGTTTATTTTGATAAATACGAATTGAAAGAACAACAAGACAAGTCTGCAAAGACATATAAATTGGCCCTGTCAGTTACTCAAATCGTAGGTGCTATTGTCAACGGAGCAGAAGCATTAGACAAGAGCACTAAGAATTACATGATGGAATCAGTTACTAGAATGATGGATTCTATCGAAAAAACGCTATAGCGAGAGGAGAAAATAAAATGGAAATGGATATTTTAAAAAGTATCTTATCTGAAAATGAGGTAACGCCCCTAGGAAGTTTAAATGGGACTCCGTTATATTCATTTGAAGATGCACAGAGAATCAACAAGATTGGATTGGTAAAAGAGAAAATCCAAGGTAAAGAGGTTGAATTTGGTGAAAGACCTATGCGACCTGATGGACTAGGATATTTAGAAACAAAAGCCAATGCAATCGCAGTTCCAACTTCTTTCTTTGAGAACAGATACAGAAAAGTTGAAGTAAAAGAGACGATTGTTGATGAAAAAACGAAGAAAGAAAAAGAAGTTGTTAAAGATGTATATTACGAAGTTGTAACAGACTACAGAGCTTGCAAAGAACAAGCGAGTGGACGTGTATATACAACTACAATTCATGTATATCAGATTGGAGCTAAGAAAGATTCAAAAGGAAATGCTGATTTATTCTTAATTGGTCAAAGAAATATTTCAGATGCAGACTTTATCAACGAGTTCAAAGGTAAATTGAACAAAGAATCAATGGTCAAAATTCTTAAATTGATTGGTAATAATCCAACAAAACAAGTAGAAGATACACTAGAGTTTTAATTAGAAGTAAAAAAGTAGAAAAAAAACAAGGCAATATTTGGAAATAAACAAAAGGTATAAACAGTTTTCACTGTCTATATAGATTTTTGCATATTTCGAGGTATTGCCTTTTTATATGCAAGATAACGAAAGGAGATACATAAATGTCAATTAAACGTAGTTTCACTGTAAAAATCACTTTTAAAGAAGGGTACGGAGACCCAATCACTTTAGAAGGAAAAGATGCGACTGCTTTTAACACTGCTTGGCACAACAAATTGAATGACCAAGACGGAGCTATTGGATTTGAATGGCCAGTTATTACGACAACAGGTGAAGCACCTAGTCAAAAAACAGTAACAACTTGGACTTCGTTCTTATTCTGCAATGTAGCAAAAGTAGAACGCTCAGAACAAACAGAAACAAAGTATACAGACGATCAATGCCATGATGCTTAGAAGGAGAGACCATGCAAAACAACGTACAAACTATTAACGGTGTTACTTGGTTCGATTCCCTAGAAGAAAGAAATGCTTTCTTAAAGCAAAATGGTAGACATGAGTTCGCATTGGAAGAAGCAGCAAAGAACGCAAAACAGTATTTGAAACTTCTTGATGTAATAGAAGAAAAAACGCAAATTGACGTTTATTCAAAATTAGATAGCGGTACTTTGCTATACGGATATGTAGTTCTTGAACCTAAGAAGAAATACAAGATTCCCGAAGATAAAGTTTTGTTAGAAGCACTTAGAAACAAAACTATTCAAAAAAGATACGATTCCACAATGGAAGAAATCTTAAAAGGAGCAAAAATTCCATACGAAGTCAAGAAATGTAATTCATGTGGTGGAAGGATTCAGAAATTATTCTATAAGCCCGTAATCGTAGTAGAAACGGAGACTAAGAAATAATGTCACAAAAGAAAAGAGTTCCAACATATGTAGCAAGCATTAAAGATAGCCTTGATCGTAGAAAAAAAGGAAAAGCATTTTACGACAATGCAATCACTTTGTCGAGCGTAGATAAAGAAAACCATTACGTCAGTGTGAACCTATCCTCAGGGTGCGTAGAAAACAAGCCTACACGTCTTATTGACGAAGGGGCAATAACATATGAGGGTGGAGATGATATTCGTCTATACATCAAAAAAGGGGCAGTACAAGCATTCTACGATAGCTTGAGTTCTGATTATGTAGGATATATCAACTTAGCTCACATTGACATTGCATCACTCCCTTTAAACTTAGGTACATGGACTAAAGATGATTTAACAGTTGTCGATATTGGGGATGGAAGAAAAGGTCTTGATGTAAACGTCAAACTAAATAGGGAATTGCACATTGTGCAAGATTTATTGAAACAAGAAATACCATTGAGTATTAGTGCAGAACTGAGAGGAACAATTGATTTTGAATCGTCATTTAAATTTAATGCACTTTTCTACAACGAAATCGAGATTGCTGGTTTCTCAGTTGTTGCAAATCCAGCCAATGTAAACAGTACAGGCGAAAATTTAAACAGTAAAGGAGACTCAGAAATGAACCTATGGGAAAAGATTTTAAAGTTGAGTTCTGAAAATAAAGAAGAAAAGAAGAATAATGCTTTAGAAAACAAAGAGGAAGAAAAAGAAGAAAAAGAACCTTCTAAAGAAGAAAAAGAACCTTCTAAAGAAGAAAAAGAACCTTCTAAAGAAGAAGGAACAGAAAACAAAGAAGAAGCCAAAAAAGGCGAAGAAACATTAGAAACTGTTGAAATGTCTAAGGATGACATGGAAAAAATCAACAAATTCATGGATGCCTTTGAAACTTTAAGTGCAAAAGTTGAAGCATTAGAAACAGAAAATGCAGAATTAAAAGAAAAATTAAAAAGTTCTAAGAAAGAAAAAACAGAATTTGAAAAGAAAGCAGAAAGCACATTAGACAGATTGTCTAGTTTGATCTCAGGACAAGCTAACGATAAAGAAAAGAAAGAAGAAAAATTAGCTTCTACTTCTAACGTTAGCGGAGATATGTGGGGATAGGAGGTAAACCATGTTAGATTTAGTATTTACAAATCCCGATAACACATTATTAGAAAAAATGGCGGTTACACCAGGAATGGTGGAACGCTTAAGTTCTAATATCGAGGATTTAACATCATTTTCAAAAGCTTATTTAGATTACGAAAAAGCAAGACAGAATTTAGCAGCAAACTCTTCTAAATCAAATGCAGGAACAATTGGTATCGGTACTGATTATTCAGATAACTCACCAGCCAATCCATTTCAAAACGTGTTCCCATTAGTTTCTTGGTTAATGAACACACCAGCTTCACTTAAAATGCAGAGAGCTATGAACCGAGGAGCATGGAGCGTAGCAAAAAAGGAAGATGGCAAATACTATATTCAGTTGCCATTCATTTACGGAACAACAGAACCTAAATCAACACAAGGTGAATGTTGCTGGGTTCCATTAGATTTAGCTAAGTGTGGTAGCAATGCACCATTGGCATTGTTGTGTTTAAAGAGTTGCGAACCTATTATGGATAACTTAGTAAATGAAACACGCAAAATCAAATCTAATGACATGATTTGTTACTTCCAACGTGAAGGAGAAACTATTAAAGAAGCTCAGAAACGCATGGATTTAATTTCAATGGCATACTTCACTGCTATTAACGTAATCTTAGGAACAATGACTACAGGTACTGCTACATTGAAACCATTCCATGGATTGTTGGAAGTAATGGAAGATAAAGCAGTTATCAAAATTGTAGGTACAAACGTATTATCTGCATTTGATTCAGTTGGATTACGTTTATCTGCTTTAGGAGAAGGCGATTACAAGTTTGCTTGTCACCCAATGGTACTTGAAGGAATCAAATCTGTAATTGTTCCAGGTAAATTCAACGGAGAATATCCTGCTGGGTGGACTCGTAACAAAGAAACAGATGAAATTGCATACAAAAATCATGGATTTATCGCAGATAAATTAGTGCCATGTGATCTTACAAAAGGTACAGGTGATGTATGGGTATTAGAAGGTAATACAGTAGGTTTGGTAATGGGAACTACTTTCCAACCATCTGAAAAATTCCAACGTCATACATTCGGTGCTACAGATAATCCATCAGAGGGTTGTGGTACTCATTGTGATTACTACTACAACTTTGGATGTGCATTTGGAACTGATGCAAACCGATTAATGGTAATCCAAGGTATTCCAATGTCAGCAGCTACATTAGGAGATGCATTAAACGGATTAGACCTTGTATTAAAGCCAACAACTATCGTACCAATCAACATTGGTGAATAATGTACGAAAAAATTATCGAACAATTGAAAAACTATTGTTCGTGCATAAAGGAAAGCGATTTAGAAGCAGATAAGCTTGAAAAGAATGTTGGAGAACTAATTGATTTAATTAGTACCATCACTTGTTGGAAAAACCATCCTTGTGAGACTTTCCTCTCATCTCAAAGAGAGGAAGTCTTTGACGTTGGTGAATTTAAGAAATGTGGTTATGATTCAGGAATTGTACGCATACCGCTATTCTATCCAATGGTTGACCCAACAACGATTGAAGTATCTGTTATCACTAGAGAAAGAATTACATTTACTACTCACAAATTAGAAGTTGATAAAGATTTTTCTTATAACCCATACGACAGTATCGTGTACGTTGATTTATCTAATATCGACTACAAAGATGTGTGCAATTGTGGATGTGATGAATTATCTAAAATCGTTGTCAGTTATGTAGCTGGATATGAAACGATACCAGAATGTCTATTGCCTGTATTCTGCGACTTCCTACAATTTGTTATCGCAATGAACAGATGCGAATGTGGTTGTAGCACGTGTGAAGAAACAGATGGCAGTGATGTTCTTATTTCAGAAGAAAATTCTGATGCTCAGATTTCAATTAGTATGTATGTTCGTGAGCATATTACAAAAGCGTATTCTGAACAATTAGGTATCTTGTCGGTATGTAATTCAAAAGACATATGGGTTGGTGCAGTAGTATGAGAATTAAATATATCGGAATGAAAAGTTCCACAAAGAAAAACGGATGCCCTGTATGCGGTGCGAAAGCCAAATCAAACACATCTTATGAGTATTCAAAACGTATGTGTTTGCCTAGTGGCCTAGTAAAAATCTTCCTTATGAACAAAGTTGAGGAAGTATCGTATGAAGATGGTGTATTCCTAAAAGGCTTTAAATACGTCTATGGAGGCAAAGTTTATTACCCTTTTGTCGAGGTGTAGGAAATGCTAAAAGGCCTCTTAGAAGATGTTATAGAAGCGTGTGAAGAAGATTTTGAAGGATTGGCTAGTGAATTAGAAGAAACAATGCGAGAAGAAGCTCCAAGAGGGAGTAGATTCTATGCTCAAGAAATGACGAGTATGCCATGGAATGAATATAGGCCAGGTGCTTTAAAGGATTCAATCACGAAAGAAAAAGTATCTAATACCGAATATCTAATCGGAGTAGATGCAGACAAACTAGAAAAAGATTCTAGAAACCCTTCTCACGTTGATTACTCCCCAATGGTACAAAATGGGACGAAAAAAGTTTATACGTTAGTGCGTAAAAACGGAAGGCCATTTGTTTGGGTAGACGAAATGGGAAAGAAACACTTTGCACACAAAATTAAGATGCCACCTAGAAAGGCAAATGATTTTGTTGCTAGAGCGGTATCTAGATTTGATGCAAAAGTTAAATAAAGGAGATTAAAAATGGAAGAAAAAGTTTCAAAAGCTAAAAACACTCCTGAACAAAAAGTAGATGTTCAAGCATTTGTTTCACGTAAACTAAACGCTTTAAATCAATTAGGCGGTGCTAAAGCAGAACGTGCTATGGAGCGTGTTCTAAAAGCTACAATGGGAGGGCAAAAGTAATGTCTAACTGTAACATTAACAAAATCATTAGTGACAAATTAAGCGTCTCTAAATTAAATAAAACTCAAGAAATTGATATTACTATCATGAGTGATATTGATGCTTGTTTAAAAATCAATACTCGTAAATTTGAAAAGATTACAGGTACTGCTAGTGCTTATACATCACGTACTATCGCACCTGATTTAATCAACGTTTGTGAATCATTCGGATGTAAGAATACAGGTACATTGTTCATCACTTCTAAAGAAACGGATGCAACAGGCGGAGAAGGAAACAAAGTACACACAAGTGGTGCGGTATTTAAAGCATTGAAAAATGCATTAGACTTTGCAGCAGGTGTTGTTTACTACTACGTGAATGTTCCTCAAGCAGGTACTTACACAATCACAACAAAGATTTCAGATGTTTTAGATCATGAAATGACTAATGCAGATGAATACACAAGCACTTTAAAAGCAGATAAAGAAGGATTCTACCCTGTACAGATTGACTTATCTACCGTTCCTACAAAGACATCAGGAAAAGGATGGGAAGCAAGTACATCAGGCGTCCGCTTAAGTATTGAAGTAGCATTAACAGATAAATCAGCAGATAGTATCTTGATTGGTCTTTCTTCAATTTCTTTCTTTGAAGAATTTGCAGACTTAGATTCTAACAACGATATTAAAGTAAGTTGCTTATCAGGGTTTGATGGTGACGATACTGTAGACCCTGTAGATACAAGTTGCTTTGATGATTCTTATGATGATGATTCTGCTTCTATTGAGCGTTCATTTACAGGTACTCAATTAACATCTAACTACTTAACTATGAACCCATTCATTGGCAAGGGAGATAAATCTCAAGGCTTTTTGATGCGTACTCAAGAAGTAGTTGTTGAAGCAGATAAAGAACATCCTGAATATGGTTCAATCCATATTGCAGACCACTTTGTTGAAGAATGTGGATTTATCTATGCAGCATTGAGTGACCAATGCAATATCACAGATTCTACATTGAACCGAATCAACACTCCATTGTTGGCTAACTTAGATGAGTCTCAATACCAAGTATTGAACAGTAAAATCAACCCAAGTTTAGATATTGAAGGTTCAAAGATTTACTTCAGCAAAAACTTAGTAGGTAAAACATTAAAAATCTCTTATCCAATGGCAGTTGATGTATTGCAACATTATGTAGCAAACAACGATAGCTTAAAGAATAAGAGAGCAAAAGTTACAATCCCTCGTTATAGAAGCGATGGAACTGTAGAAGTATTTATTTACCACAATGCAAAAATTACTTCATTCCCAATGGGTATCCCCGATGACGGAGCGTTTGAATTTAGTTTAGCGTTCAAGAAAGATATTCGTGGAAACTGGTATGAAGTATATGTAGTAAACAAAGCTAACGCTAATTTATAGAAATTGAGAGGCAAATGAGATGGAAGAACAAAAGATTTTAGAACCAACACAGTTAAATGCCATGATTGAAAAGTTAAAAGTAGCTCGTGAGGATGATACTCCTCACGCAGTCTATGGCAATGGTGGTGAAATTGCAGTTGTTGGTGATGCAAATAAGACAGATGTTAAAACAATTGATATTGAAGTGAATTTCAGATTCACTGAAAAAGAAATCGAAGAACATAAAATTGATGTTCCTGAGAACGCTAAAAGAGTAGGGCAATACGTTATGTTCGATAAGAAGTTTGAAAATCTAACATTATCTCCTAGACAAGATATGAAGATGGTAGAAGCTTTAATCGAAGTAAAACCATTGCTATTGGATGCCGAAAAAATTATGGAACCATATCAAGAAAAATTCCAAGAAATTGAGGAATACTACGGTCATAAATTCATTAAAGGAAAAGAAGAAATCGTTACAACAGATGCAGATGATGAAGAAGTGAACAAGACTATGGTTCAGATTTACGAAGCGTATATGAATGAAGCAGACGAACAGATTTTCCATTTATATGCTAAATCCTCTACAAATTTAGTTGATGGACTTTATAAAGTTGTTGCAATTTTCTTAGGATTAGATGAATTTTATGAGGATCACATGATGCAATATTCAGTTTTAACTTGCATGATTAGTCTAATTATCAAATATCCTGAATTATTCAATGAGGTAGAAACAGTTTTTATCAAATAATTGATAAGGGGGATGATAAAAAGGATTCGGTAAAAAAAGCAAAGTCTTATGTTGCAGAACTAAATCTTTATTCAACCATGGCTCATTATGTCGGTAAAATTCTAAAAATACGCCCCAATGAGATATTAGACCATTGGGGTGTTTCTGAATTAGTTGTAGCCTTTGGGTACTACGCAAATCTACAAAGCGATAAAACATGGAATGAAATTAACGAGGCAAATAAAAATTCTAAAAAGAAAATACCTCAGATTGACAGATATGCGGTTCATTTCATGCAGAAAACAGATTTAGCGAAGGAGTCCGAAGATGTCAGTACGTGAAGTCGGTGCTAGGTTAGTCCTTGACATTAAGGATGCCGAAGCAAGAATAAAGCAACTTGAAAAAGAGTTAAAAGAAATTGAAAAGGTAAAACTCAAATTTGACACTAACACCCAAGAATTAGAAAGAATTAAGGCAAGATTAGAAGAAATCAAAAAAGAAAAGGAAGCTTTAGAAAGACAAAAGCTTGCTATGAAAGTAGATTTAGATAATCTAGCTAATTTCAAGAATCAATTATTGGATATTAAAGATGATATTAGTGAGCTTAAAAAAGAGTTATTAGCCTTGAGTAATAAAAAGCTTTCTATTGATATTGATTTAAAAGCTAATGCCAACGAAATTCATGATGTCATTAACGACATGACACTAGGTGAAAACGATAAAAGTGTTAAGCTTAAAGACCTATACAGTGCACGTGAAGCCCTCAAATACGATATGCGAGAGGTTGGCATTGAAATTGATGAAGTACAAAAGAAAATTAACAATCTTAACAAAGAAAAGATAAAGATTGAAGCGAACATCAGTGAATTAAATGATGCTCAAAAATTGGTTGATGAGATTGATGATTCAATCACAGATTTAGATAAAGAAAAAATCAAATTAGAAGCTGATTCTTCTAAGTTAGAAGATACAAATAAAAAGCTAGATGAAACAATCGAAAAAGAGAATGATGTAAGAAACACAAAAGCAGATATTGAGTCACAAGTTATCGGCTATCAAGATAGCTTGAATAAACTAAACAATCTTCAACAAGCTGCTAAAGCTTTGAAAACTGCTAGTAAGATTACATTTGATGTCGGAAATAAAATGTCAAATCTAGGCTCTAATATGTTGAACATTGCCAAGAATTTCCAAAACAATCCAATAGGAGATATTGGACGATTCTTAGTACAAGGTGTTGGATATTCTAGTTTGTATAGATTGGTTTCAGGTGCACAAAATGCAATGGGTGATGCATTTTCAAATGGTATTAAAAGATACGATACAATCAATGTTGCAAAAAGAACATTGTCCACTGTAGTAGGTGATGTAGATGATTCTACAACGAAAATCCAAAAGATGATTGATAACCTAGATGAAAGCATTTTGGGCCTACCAACCACTTTAGATGATGCTCTAAGCCATGTTACGAGATTTACTTCAATCAATCATGATTTAGATAGGTCTCAAAAGCTATTCTCGGCAATTAATGATTCCATTTTGACATTTGGTGGAGATTCTGAGGGAGTAAACAATGCGGTTACTCAGTATTCTCAAATCATGGGTTCTAAAATGGATGCTCGTACATTGAGATCAATGGAAGATGCAGGTATGACACCAGCCTTAACTGCTATTGCAAAGAAATTTAATATGTCATTTGCAGAGTTTAGGGATGCATTTACAGGGTCAAATCCAACTATTTCATTACAACAATTTGAAGATGCTCTGATTGAATTGGATGAAAAAGGTGGTGGCGGCCTAAATTCGTTGGCAACTATGGTTAAATCATCTGTAGCTACAATCAAAAACGCTTTTAACTTAATCCCTACGAGATTTAGTAAAGCCGAAGAAAAGTGGTTAGGTGCATTTGATGACGTTTCAAAGGAATTGAATGGATCTACAATCTACGGAAATATCTACAAACTTTCTCAAAAAGTTGAAGGCTTAGGAGATATAGGAGCAAACTTCATTAGAAGCCATAAAAAAGAAATTGGCGAAGGTATAGACTTCATTAAAACGAAGTTTACTGAATTATGGAGCGTTTTAAAAACATTCAGCTTCAAAGATTTTGTTGGTGGATTTAAAGAAGGATTAGGAGATTTCCAAGGTGTAATTGATTTCTTTAAACCTATTCTTGAAGATTTTTATGATTTTGCAAAAGAAAAAATTACAGACATGGGAGACGGAAGCTTTTCTAAAGGATTAGGACGTTTCGTATCAGATTACATCCAAATCGGTATTGGATTAAAGTATGCTGGTAAATTAATGAAACTTGGAAGTGGTGGGTTTAGTCTTTTAGGAGATTTATTAAACATTGCTTCAAAATTCCAAGGAAAAAGTTTCAATATTCCTTTCCTAGGAAAACTAGGAAGTAAATTTAGTTCTATTAAAGATGTATTCAAAAGTTCAGATGAGATTACTGCTGCGACAAGCACTCCAAAAACTTTTGATGCAGAAGGATTTAAAAATAAATTATCTTCATTAGCTATCATAGCTGGTGGGGCAGGAACAATTATTCTTTATTGCAAAGCGATAAAGGAAATTGAAAAGAATGTTCCTGATGACATTACTACATTGCCTATGCGATTAACAAATCTATTCTCTGTAATGGGATTGATGATGGGAGCTAACACACTTAATGCAGGAGTTTCAAAAGCATTAGAGATGAACAATGCCTTAACAGGATTGGCAATGATGATTGGTCAAGGTGGAGCTTTATGGCTATTTGCAAAAGCTATGCAAGAGCTAGACAAGACTATGCCTGATGGATTCGACACATTCAACGATAAGTTATTAGGTTTATTTGAGTGCATTGGCTCTATGACACTTATTACAGGTATTCAAGGTGGTGCTGGTGTCCTAACGGGTGGAATCACTACATTGGCCCAAGTACTAGGAATGGTAACAACATCAGGACTAGCTGGTACATTAATTGCTTGTGCCAAGGCTATGCAAGAAGTAGATAAAAATGTTCCTTCAAACACAAAAGGATTGAAAAAGAAAATCCAACGAATTATGGATGTTATAGATATGTTTGAAGGTGGAGGAACATATTCTTCTTGGTGGAGTCAAGTTATTAAAAGTTCCGAGTCTTTATGGAAAAATATGGAGACTTGGAATATTACTAGGATTCTAAAGAAACTTGTTACTATTGGAGAATCAATTTCAAAAGTGCAAGGAATGAGCATTGATAGCAGTTCTTTCAACGATCAATTCAAAGATATTCAAGAGGTAATCAAGAATATTAATGATTTTGAGTTTCCTACAGTTAGCACATCAAGTGCAACAAACATTGCAGATGCAAACAGTATCGTTAAGAACTATGCAACAATGGCTTCAAGCCTTTCTAAGATGTCTAATATCAATGGAAGTTCAATTAACGTTGAGAATTGTACAAGCATTTTAAAGAATGTAGCTAGTGTTGTGGCATCAATGAAAAAAATTGTATTCCCTGATGTTACAAAGAGCATTAAATCTAATTTAAACTCTACAAATGCTCAAGAATTTCTAGATACATTGAAGATTTTGGAACAGATTGTTCCTGAATTTGGAAACTTGCAAGCAACGATCACAAACAATCCTTTACCAAATGCAGAGGATATTAAAAAGACAATCACTAGTATTTCTCAAGCGATTGGATATATTTCTGTAGCTGGTGTTGGAACAGGAAAAGACAAAAATATGTTGTCTTATACCTTGAGACAAATGCCTGATTCTAAGCTATTTAATAACGCACTAAAGGCGATTACAACTTTAGGTGATATAATTCTTAAATTCGGCACTTTAAACGTATATTCAACTGATTTCGACTTTGAAACACTGAGAGCCAATATTAAGAGTATTGGAAATGCAGTGAATGAAATGGCAACCAACAAAGGATTAACTGAAAATCTAGAGAATATGGACACAGTTAATAAAACTGTTTCTAAGTTGAAAAAAACGTGTGAAAGCTTAAATTCTATCGTTGGATTAAATCTAGACTTTGTTAAGGTTGGAGAAGTCACAACAGGTATTCAAACGTTCCTAAACAATGTTAAAGGATTGAAGGTTGGAGAAGCTACTACAAGTGTTGTTACAGAAGTAAACTCAATCGTTACTTCCTTCCACAACATGGCCACAACGTTATCTAACATGAAGTCTGAATTTAATACTTCGGGTACAGAAATGGCCAACGGAATTATTGAAGGTTTCAAAAGTATTGATATTGAAGGTTCATTTGGAACTAAGATTAACAATGCTAAAGCTTCATTGAAGAAGAAAAGCTTCAAATCCGTAGGTAAGAAGTTTGTGAAAGATGTTGTAAGTGGTTTTAGTGAAGGTATCTCTAATATGTCTAGTTCAATATCTAATCAGATTACTATGATGTATGGATATTCAACACGATTCACCGATTTAGGACAATACTTAGGAAGTGCATTTAAAAATGCGTTCAACAATCAATCAGGAAACATTAATACGGGTGGTACAACCACTCCTACAGTAAATACGGGTAATGAATCACAAGGAAAAAACTTTAAATTTGCTAAAGGCGGCCCAGTTTACTTAAAACGAGGTGGACAACCAATTGTCATGAAGCCTAGTGGAACAGATACAGTTCCTGCTATGTTAACTCCTGGTGAGTATGTAATGAAACGTAGTGCAGTTAAGAACACAGGTCAAAGCTTCATGGATAAAGTAAACAACATGGATTTGAAAGGTGCGTTCAAAGAATTGTCTACTAGATATGGTTCTCATGTTGGAAGTGTTGTTAATAAGAGCGTGACTATCAACAATAACGATAATCGTGTTACGAATAACAGTATTGCTTTCAACGAAGGAAACGAAAGAAGGCAGGCTATCAAAGTAGGTAGATGCTTGAGAGGTTTGGCATAATGACTTGTTATAACTTAAACCCATTAAAAACATACGTTCAGTTTAATGATCTTGTAATAGACAGTGCAGAGGAGATTTCCTCTGCCTCTCTAAAGCAAGATACAAAGACTGCAACGCAAGAATATAGTTACGGACATGGTAGTTATGTTGCTTTCCAAAAGAATCAACAGTTTCTTACGGAAGGTGATTTGTCCTTAACATTGAATTTTAATTATGAACATTTTCATGATGAAGATAGAAGATTCCTACGTGACTATTTAAATTTGAATTTGCTTAAACCTGGAAGGCTATGGGCAATTCAAGATAACAAATTGATTTGGGCATGGGCCTATGTCACAGGATTTAGTGAAGATTACAAAAAATACCAAGGCTATTTATCAATGGATATTGATTTTAAACTTTGGGAAGGTGTATGGCATATTGCAGATACAAAGAAAACATTCTTAGTTCCTTATTCTGTATGTAATATTCTCGATTGCGAGGATTTCAGAGATGCTCAAGAGTGCTTATCATGTTGTGTTACTTGCCCCCCTGATATGGAAACTTGCAATTCGTGTTTATGCGATTGTGGAGACATTACAGAGGAAACATCTTTATGTGTAATGGGTACTAAAGCATTGGAAGATTTTATGAATTGTGGCAATTCATATAAGATTGTCTACGATTGCATCAAAGGTGAACAAATTTTCGGTGATGATTTGATTAAGAATAAAATCTGTAAAAAAGATTATTGTGTTGAGTCAATTGCTGGAAGATTCTACAGTGGAACAGTGTTAGATACCGATAAAGTAAAATTGATTCTAGATGGTAAATTCCAAAACCCTGAAATCGAAATTAATGGAAATAAAATGATGATTCTAGGTGAATATGATGGAATTTTAACACTTGATTCAAGTTGGAACTTATACTTTACTGCGGATGGATGTTGTGCATCAGAGGAAGTAGATTTAGACAATCTAGTAATCGAAGATGAATTTGGATTCACAGTACATCATGGAATGAATAGATTAGTTGTCACAGGCTCATGTTGTAAGATGGCTTGTGTATATATAGATGTCGATGAACTTACAAATTAAGGAGGCTTGCAGTGGCAGATATTAAAAGTTATTGCACTGCTTGTGGAAAGTTAAAAGATAGCAGTGCAGAGTTTATCCAAAATGGTGTTACAGATTCAATCTGTACGTCTTTAGGAAACGATACAGGCTTAAATCCTGATAATGGTAATAATACGTGCACAGACATGGAAAATGCCAATGATTGCCTTACAAAAGGCTTGTATGACATCATAGATGGATTTGATTTGTGTGATTGGAAATTATTCATGAGCCAATATGCTAACAATGATTACAACATGAAAGCAGCTATGATTTGTTGGATGTGTGGATTGCAAGGCCAGTTGTATAATCTTCAACTTCAAAATTTGGCAATCGAAACACAATATACTATTCAACAGTCTACACCTGGATTGAGTGTTGAAATTGACAGACAAGGTAATTTCACATTCAAGTATTCAGATTGGATTCACACAAGTGGATATACGAAGGTAGCAGATGGAGTCATTACAGGAAAAGTAGATTTCTGTATGAAACCTAATAAAGATAAGAGTGCTACATACAAATTCAATAGTGTTACATTGAAACACTATTCTTATAAAATGACAGGAGTTCAAGCTGGTTCAGCTCCTACTGTTTCAATTCGTGTTCCTAATAAGAGTGGATCGTTGGTATATCAAAAAATCACAAATGCTTCATTTGAAGAAGATATTAACAAAACAGTGGAATTAAGCATGAGTGGAACAGTAAAAGCTGGAGAAACAACGAATTGGTTGCAATTCCTTTCTATTTATGTTGATTGGCTAGAAGATGATGAAATATCTCTACACACTCGTTTTGTAAATGATAACAAAGTAAATTTCGTTATCTGTAGAGATTAGGAGGTACACGTAAATGAATAAAGATGTTTGTTCTGCTTGCGATTCTTTAAAAGCTACAAGCAGTAATTTCATTCAAAAAGGTGTAACAGATACTATTTGTGCAAATCTTAAAGCAAACCAAGGCTTTGAAAACAAGGGCCACAATAACTGTACAGATATGCACGATATGAACGATTGCTTATTAGGTGGATTGCTAGAAAAGATAGATACAATTGATGCTTGCGATACAAAAGAAGCTATCAAAGATTTGGAAAAGAACCTAATCAGTATCATGGATGTAATGATTTGTTCTGATTGTGGGCAATGGGAAGAAATCGAAAAGCTATGGACAGAAATCCAAAAGCTTTGGAATGCTATCAGAGATTTACAAAAGAAGGTTGGAAAACTTGAAGGCAGCGTTGGAGATATGTACAGTGCAGTTGAAAAGATTCTTACAAATCTTAAAAACAGTGGTGCATGGAAACAAACAGGAGATACTGTATTTGAAGGAAAATTCAATGACGGAAGAAGCATTGCAACAGGTAATATCAATATTTTTGGTGGTACTCCTGATGGAAACTCATACATCCGTACTAATAATGGAAGTTCTGAGAATGATTTGGCTGGTGGCGTTTAATGGCATGGCAAAACTTTCATGGAGCTTACGATAACACAGGGCCATACAATAATGTAGTATTAGGTGGAAATCCAGGCAATACCGCAGACTTTGGATTTCCTCTTGCTACTGCCCATGCTAAAGGGTATGGAAAAGGTATCAACTTTTCAGATGATGGAAACTATGGTGTTACTTTCACATTAGATTTAGTTGGTTATGGTGTAACGGATGCTGGTACATATACAGGTAATGGAAAGTATGTACAGTATGGCGGAAGATACAACTATATTTTGATCATTAGTGTTTCTAACAACAACAAAGCCTCATGGCGAGAGATTTATAATCAAGTAATATTCTCTCATGCAGATACATGGCCATTGGCTTATTCATCAGGTTGGGAAACAGTGGCACAAAACAGTCAATGGAGTGGCAAGTTACAACTTCCAACAGATACAACACACGTTAAAGTTGAATTAAGAGGTGAAGATGCTACATTCCCTTACGAGAATATATATTCTATCCAACAGGTTATCCCTGATTTTAGACCATGGGCAGTAAGAAAAGGCGGTATATTCTATTCTTTGGATAGAGCTACAGGATGGTTTAAAAAGAGAGTTAAAGGTTCTTGGGCCACTATTGGCAAGTACAGTGCCGATAAAGCAAATAAAGAAAACCAAGGGTCAAGTAGAATTAGAAAAAATGGTAAATGGGTAGGACAAGGCAAAATTGGTAGTTAGGAGTAAACATGATTCCTTACTTTGAAATATTAGAATTTGGAAAAGTTAAGAAAAGATTCAGAGAGGCTTTAAGCACAATCAGTTTTTCAAATGAGTTGATGACAGTACCTGAAATGCAAATCACAATTCCTAACGAATACTACGATTTAATCTCAGGAAGAAAAGAAATGCGAGTAATCATGGATTGTGGAGTTTTCTACGGAATGATTACCGACTATAAACCATCTGTAAGTGGTTTAAACATATCTCTAACGCACGTAATCAATGAATGGACATACAGACAAGTCCCAACAAATTATGCGGTTAAAAACGCTCTTATAAAGAACGTATACGAAAGCGAAGATATGTATTATTCGACTCAGTGGAAGATGAATTTTGAAACTGAAATTGATAATGAAAAGATTGACTACGTTTATTCTAGACAATCTAAATTAGATGCACTTACTAAAACTTGCGAATTGACACCATCTGTTTATTGGAGAGTTCCATTTACAAATGATAAGCAAGTGGAAATTGGATATTTTGGAAAGAAACAACCTGTTATGCTTTCAAATAAGCCAACGTTAGGAAGAAACTACAGAATCATTGGCGAACCAACAATGGAAACTGATTTCTCAGATGTTATTAACCTAGCAACAGTTTATGCTAATAAATCTGATAGTGGTATGTCCTCTTTATCGCTAAGAGAAGTGTATAACGATAAAAGCTTACAGAACCCTAAGTTTCCCGTAGTTATTTTGAGATCAAACATAAATAACGAGCGTGATTATGAATATGTAGACTTCCCTAAATTAGCTCCTAACAATCAATTGGAGTATTCCATTATTGATACAGATTCGGTTGGATATGAAAGTGGTGTATTCATTGAAGGAACATTTGCTTTTGATGATTTATCACCATTTAGCTTAGAGGATATGACAAAAGACTCTAAGGATTACAAATGGGTAATTCCTAAAGAACAAAGATTTTTAACTGATACAGAGGAAATAAACAATGCTAAAGCTTTATGGCACTCTTTAAAAGATATTTGGAGTAAATCTGCTATTGCTGCTTTATGTGGTTCGTGTCATGTGGAATCAACATTAAACCCTAACTTGTATCAAATGGGTGATGTTCCTGATTCTCAAAAAGGATTTGGATTAGTTCAGTGGACTCCATACACACGAATCACCAATTGGCTTGGTTCTCATGGATATTCAAGCTACACAATGTATGGAAAAGGAGAAGTAGCTAAGTTGGTTGAAGAATGGTCAACAAACGCTACAAATGGGCCTTGGATTCCTACTTCTTCTTATAACATCACATTTCAACAATGGTCACACATGGAAGCAGATATGAATTACATGGTAATGGCTTTTATGGCAGATTATGAGCGTGGAGATACATCTATTGATTTGCAGTATCAAAAACGTATTGAATTTGCTCAACGTGTCTATGGCTTGATTCCTGAGTGGGAACAAGACGATAACGGTACTACAACGGATAAAGATAAGACACAAGCTAGGCCTTGGAGCGCTCAGAACTATATCAACACATGGAATGGTCAATCTATCGACATGGATGGTGTGCCAGTTGAACAACCATATCAATGTGTAGATGCATGGAAAAAAGCATTGCAGACATTAAATTATCCCGACCCTACGAGAGCTATAGGCGGTGATGGGTATGCAGATTACATTTGGTATAACAGAGATGAATTAGGCTATTCTCAATACTTTGATTACGTTGATACACCTCAATTTGGTGATTGGTGCATATTTGGAAGAGGTGGTGACACACCTGCATCACACGTTGCAATGTACGTTTCTGATGCTGGTAATGGTAGAGCAAATTTCTTTGGCCAAAACCAACCTTATCCATATTGCAATACAACTACAATCAGTACATCAAATATCATTGGTATTTTCAGAGTAAAGAGCGTTTATGTACAACAGAGCATTGACCCTGAGTCTACAAACGGAACAACTATCATTACTGATAACGATAGAATTTATGCGGCCAAGGTTGTATATGATTGCGCCTGTAGAAAACTAATTAATGCAAGAAGAAAGTTTGCTATCAACGTTTCTTGTGAAGCATTACCTAAAGAAGTAAACGTAGGCGATAGAATCAGATTTATTTATGATCTCAATTTATTGCAATTAGGAAGTTGCAATAGATACATGAAACGTATTCTAAAACAAGACGATTGGTTCTATATCACAAGTCTACAAAGAGAAATAGATAAAACAGGAATTGAAATAGATACATTGACACTAGAGAAATTCCTAAGAACGGATAGAGACGGAAAGAGTGATTAGTTATGGATATTAGTAAGGCAATAAATATATTAGCTGATAGTGTCTATGATTTGAAAGAAAAAGGAAGATACAATTCCATTCAACGTAGAAACCACACAGTTGATTTTTATGGGTACGAGTTCCCTAGATGGGGATGTTCGAGTTCTAAACCAGCGGTAATAGGAATGTCAATTTCTCAGGATTTGATTTATTATGAGCGTTTTGAGTTTAAACTAGTAATAGATAATTCTACTGCTACAAACTTTAATATCGAGATCGAAGGAATAGACATGACACCATATTTCAAGCAACAATTCAATGGAGCTTGGATTACAGGCAATGGATTATGGCCTGGGCAACATTCTAACTTCGATGTTCTTAAAGCTTGTGGGTATCTTTCAGAAGCCGATAGAAACAGAATACTAGACCCAGGATATAAAACAATCAAAGTAACAGGAAATGGTAATTTTGATTGTACGTTAGTAAATTATCTTAAATATAGTCATGTAAACAGATAAGAGGTATCTATGAATAGATATGAGCAAAGAATTGAAAGCCTATCAAATCATGTAAAACAAAATCCTAGAGATTGGCAGTCTGCCATATCGCTATTGAAACTTAACAGTCAACAAATTGACTTTAAAAGAAAACAAAAACAACAGTCTGCTAGATTGTCTATCAAAGCATACAAAAAGGAGGTTGTGTAGATGGAAAACAAATATAGCACTTCGGGAATTGGAGAAGATATTATCCGTAGTTTTACACAAATTGCAAGTGCAGAACTACACGCTAAAACCTTATTAGAAAAACGTATTTCTGAGGTTGAAAATGGATTGATTAGTGAAGAAGAAATTCCTGATAATTTAGAAAAGATTGAAGCACTAAAGGATGAAATTGATGATTATGCCAACATCAGACGTTCTCAAATGCTTTATCTATACAATTCTTTCGGTGGTAAAGGGGATAGAGAACAGTGGTGTTTAGTTAAACATTTAAGTATGGCTATGTACACTGCATTTGAAGCATATCAAGCTTCGGATAGAGACCTTGAATTATTGAATATCGCTTTGGAGATTAACAAGAAGTTTATTGAAGCTTGTACAAAATTCTTAGGTGTAGAAATTACATCTTGTGCATCTTGTTTCGCAGACATTATGAAAGCTGGAGGAAAATAATATGCAACCTGTAGTATGTAATAAAGATATGGCGGTAGCGTTTCCTTTAAAAGATGGTGATTGCGAATTTTGGCTAGAAATCGTTGATTCTGTAGATGATATTACAAATCCAAGTAGAGACCATGCGTATGTGGATTCAAAAGGATTGTTCTATATCTACAACGGAAAAGAAATTCAAGTAATCAATGACCATGCAAATTTAAAAGTGAAATGGGGAAATATGATTGGTGATATTTCTAATCAATTGGATTTAATGGCAATTCTAAATCAATTCGTTAAGACAATTTCTGTAAATGGAACAAACATTGCCAAAGACAACGATAAAAACATTGCTATCAAAGTGCCTATCACAACTATTAAATTAGACGGAAACACAATTAGTCCTGTTGATTATATTGTTAATCTTGATATAGCTAGTGTTTATGCAAAGAAAACTGAAATACCCAAAAATGTGTCTGAGCTTCAAAATGATGCTGGATATATTAAACAAGAAGTTGTAGATCAATTAGTGCCTATCAAAACAATCAAAGTTAATAACGTAACGATACCACCTGATGAAAAACACGCAGTTAATATTGAATCAATTCGTTATAAAGTTGGAACTGCCGGCCCAAACACGACAAATTGCCCTAACGGATATTTCTACTTTCAGATAGGAGACTAATCCATGGCTTATGTAGGTGGAGGATGGGCATTACTTGGAAATCATCAAATTTTTTCATACAGTGGCAGATGTAATATGTATTTCCAAGTTTACGCATGGAGTGAACAAGATGTCGTAAACAATAGGTCTACAGTCCATACAATGACAAGGATTTTAGTTGAAAATAAAAACCCTCATTATACAGGTTATCGTGTTGAGCAAGATTGGTCTGCTGGAGTTACAGGAGCACCAAATTATAGTGCTCATGCAACACTATCAGATGGTGGAGCTGGCACTAGCAAGGAATATATTCTACAAAATGGTTCATTCACTGTTGACCATGATTCTAATGGTAATGCATCAAGTAAAGTACATTATTGGTTTAATGGAACATATACAGGAGCTATAGGAAGTCCTACAAACACATATGCAGTAGATATTTCACTTCCTAAAATTGATAGAACCGCAGACAAGGCAACAATCAGCAATGTTGGAAGTACATATAAAACAATGTACTGTACAATTTCAGTTCCGTTTGTGTCCGAAGAAAACCAATGGAGTAGAGACGGGAAAACGTGGACGGATTGGAATAAAGCAATAAAAGCCAATACACCTTTTGTAGATACATGGACAGGATTAAAGCCAAATACTAAATACACAGGATATTATCGTTTCAAAAGAAAATACAATGGAGTTTGGAGTGAAGCAGTTGATTTTACCGCAACCACTAAATATCCTAATGCACCTTCAAAAGGAAGTGTTTCTTCAAGTTCGGTAACATCCAAATCTGCAAAAGTTAGTTGGAACGGATTCTCATTAGGAGATATGGCTACTGATTATTCTTATCAAACATCTAATGATGAAAATAATTGGACAGACCGAGGCAAAGAAACAAGCCTAACCCTTGGTAATTTAAAGCCAAATACGAAGTATAAATTCTATGTAAGAATGGTTGATAACTATGGTCAATCTTCGTTGGCAGCTAGTACATCATTTACGACATTGAACCCTGAAAAGCCAAATGTAGGTGGTATCGGAAGTACAGGAGTCACACCTCATGGTGGTATGTTTGGTTGGTATGGATTCTCTGTAAACGAAGGAGCTACAATAGATCACTACGAATATTCGCTAGACAATTCAAATTGGATTAACGTAGGAACTGATACACATATTTATTTGGACAATTTAAATCCTGAAACAAGTTATACGTTATACGTTCGTATTGTTGATAACTTCGGCTCTAAATCAGATAGTGCTACATTCAGTTTTAAAACATTAGTTGACCAATTGAAGATTGCATATAACTCAAATACGTATGAAGAAAACATCCTTACAAAAGACGGAGTAGACATCTTAGCCAAGAATGGAGATAACTTGATTGTTGATGTTCTTGGTAGAGAAAGACTTAGAACCGCTAGAGTTTTCTACAACGATAACGGAGTAATAAAGAAAGTAAAAGCAGTTTATTTCAACAAGAAAGGTAAGATTCTACGTCATACAAACTATGGCAGTTAGGAGGTATATAAATGGGTGTTAGAATTGCAGAATTGCCTTCAAGCAAAGGCATTTCAAAAACAGATTTAATTATCGTCCAAGATAACGAAGCTACCAAGCAAGGTACAATTCAACAATTAGATGATTCTTTAGGTGTGAGCAAGCTTAGAGAACAATTTGAAGCGTTGGGATTATCTGTAGACGAAGAAGGATATATTGTTCAGGAGGTACAAGAATAATGGCAAAACACAGAATTTTAACAGAAGAAACAGGAGGAAAAATTGTAAAAGCATTGAATATCATTGCTCAAAATGGAATTTCGCATCAATCAATGGATTGGCAGAAGGTAAGAACATTAATCGCAAACGGAGTCGGTGAAAGTGCGTTTGCTATTGGTACGCAGTTAATTGAAAAATGGACAGATACCGCTGATTCAAAAGAATACGATATGCCATGGCAAGTAAACCACTTTGAAGACATGACTTTAGAGGACGGAGAAGTAGTCCCTGGAATGTGGTTACAAACGCACTATACTTTGCCTTTTGGTATTCAATTTTCGCATCAGAGAGCGTTTCTAGCGTGTCCTGATGGACTTAGTGCTGGCACTTACAATTTCGATTTTGCTAAGGCATGGGGGAACAATGTTAAGCCAGGAATCAATTACCAATTTACATTGACAAAGCCTGTAGAAAAAGGCGGTAGATTAGCTGGATGCTATGGAGCACCCGACCAAGCACCATCTAATTGGAAAGTTTATTCATATGGTAAAGATGGAATTACATTAAATGAGACGGTAAATGTTACTGTTGGTAGTGGTGGAACAAATCTAGGAACAATCCCATATGACAGCAGAAGTGGAAATTTAAACTCAGTACAAGAATTGGCATATGGATGGAATCGTTGGAAAACATCTGCGTTACGACAATGGCTAAACTCAAGTAAGCCAAAAGGACAGTGGTGGACACCTCAGGATCAATGGGATATTTGTCCTGACCAATTAGCTTCTAAAGACGGATTCCTTTGTGGTATGCCTGAGGAAATGCTAAATTTTTTAAAAAAAGTGAAAGTCGTTACTTATGCTAATACTGTTAATGATGAAGGTGCTGAGGATATTACATATGATTATGTTACGTTACCTTCACTATCTCAGATGTTCATTAAACCACAAACTAGTGGTGAAGGTGATGTTCACACCTATTGGAAAAGAAGAAGCGGACGTACAACACCTTGCGAATGGTGGACAGATTATCCAAATATGGTTGAGTATTCCGTTGCAAATAAAACATCATCTCAGTACGTCCGTTTGCGTTCAGCCTACCAAGGCTATGCTTGTCATACGTGGAATGTGTACACTAGTGGCAATGTCAGCAACTACAACGCTTCCAATGCGGGTACGTTCGCCCCGCTTGTTTGCATCGCATAAATCTAAAATCGGGGCAGACAACGTACTGCCCCATACAAGGAAAGGAATTATTGAATGGCAACTAATGTAAATGAAAGAAATGTACCTGATACACCGACAAATAAAATGTTGGATTGTTTATGGGAAGCAAGAAACTTGTCTTTGTATACTGTAAAGATTTGTTCAAACACAAACAATTTTCCGCCTGAGTATTATCAGACAATGACGGGTGACATGATTAAGAAGGCAAAAGATATATACAGGCTAGGAAAAAGAGCAAATGCAATCTATGTTCAAGGTAAGACAGGACATGAAAGATGGGAAGAACGCAGTGGATACCAACGTGAAGCCATTTTCCTTTGTATAGATTTATTGTCTGACATAGATGTAGCAAAGACATTATTTAACATTCGTGGAAAACGAGTTAAATATTGGACTAATCAAGTAGTAACAGTAAAGAGAATGTATATCGCATGGCATAATGCAGATAAAGAGCGATATGCAAAATATATCAATTAGTAATTATTAATAAATACTAATACATACGGGATGTAGGTTGATTCTCAGTACGTCCGTTTGCGTTCAGCCTACCAAGGCAATGCTTGTAATACGTGGAATGTGAACACTAGTGGCAATGTCAACAACAACAACGCTTCCAATGCGAATACGTTCGCCCCGATTGTTTATCAACTTAAACTATATGGTCAACCTTAGATGTTGATACGATTTGATATGTGTAAACAAGGAACCTCATCCCTGCTCATTAGAGCGAACAATACCGCAGAATATACATAAATCAGTGTATTTTGCCACCGATGTTAGAGCCTCTTAAAAAAGATGGTAGCTAACTATGACGGAAGGAAACTATTATTTTGAAAATAAAAGAATATATTACAGACTACGATCAATTGTTTGATTCAATGTTGAAATGTAAGAAAAATGTATCTTGGAAACCAAGTGTTAAATCATTTGTATTAAATGGTGTAGAAAATTGTTTGAAGATGGAAGAACAATTACAGAATGATACATGGATAAACAGAAAACCTAAACCAATTATTGTTACATATCCAAAAAGAAGGGAGTGTTTAAGTATTCCTTTCAGGGATAGAGTTTATCAACGTAGTATTAACGATAATTCATTATATCCTCAAACGACAAAACACTTTGTTTATACAAATATAGCTTGTCAAAAATTCAAAGGAACAAAGAAAGCTATGGATGTAATGAGACAATATCTTCATAGATATTACATCAACAACAAAACAAATGTAGGATATGTTGTATGGATAGATATACATGGATATTATCAAAACATGAGACATAAAGATGTCAATGAATGTTTTTATAAGATGTGTGATTCAGATACTGCTAGTATGTCTCAAGATGTGTTAGATACACAATATTCAGGAGACATTGGATATAATCCAGGTTCTCAAATGGTTCAGATTGCTGGCATAAGCTTATTAAATGAATTAGACCATTTCATCAAAGAAAAATTACATTGCAAAAGTTTCATAAGATATATGGATGATTCCTATTTGATTACAAATGACAAAGAAAAAGCGAAGCAATGGAAGAAAATAGTTTGTGATAAGTTAATCGAATTAGGGTTTGAACCTAACCCAAAGAAAGCCAAAGTTCTAAGAATAGATAAAGGATTTATGTTTCTTGGATTTAAAGCTACATTATCAAAAACGGGAAAGGTTTATTACAACCTAAGTTCAGAAAATATAAAACATGAAAGGCGAAAATTAAAGAAACAAGTCATTAAATCCAAGAAAGGTGAAATAACAAAAGAAGAAATTGATGCAAGCCTTCATAGTTGGAGATCACACGCAGAATTAGGGAATACGTACAAGTTATTGCAAAGAATAGATGCGTATTACGCTAATCTATGGAAGGAGATAAAAGTATGATTATCAAACAATTAGATGTTTCTATTGACAAACAAGCGGAAGAAGAATATCAAGCTTATCAAGTTCAATCTACTAAAGATGAATTGGCAAATCAAAAGTTTCTAACAGAATACGTTGCTTGTATGGCAGGTATTGAATTACCTGTTGACGAAGAAGAAACGGAGGGAATGACTCATGTACAGGATTTTGAGTAATCAGAAAAGCAGGGTGATTGACGGAAAGTATAGCAAAGATAATTATATTTTCTTAGTAGAACAAGCTTATAAGAAAAAGAAAATCACTAAAGCAGAATATCAAGAGTTGATTGATTTTGAGTAATTTCGAGTATATTCAATATTTATTAGATATTATTGATAAGCAAAATAAAATCATCAAAGAACAAAATGAGATTCTATATATGAATGGAATTGATGTTTTGGATAAAGAGAAAGGGCGATAATGTACGTCCTTTTCTTTTCATTATATAATTGAGATGCCATAAAACAGTACCTCAGAAAATATGAGAGAGATGAAATATTTTTGGAGGTGTAAATTTATGAATGTACAAGATTTTTTAACTTTATTACAGACTGCTGCTACTTTAGTTTGTGGTGGATTAGCTTTATATTTTAAATTCAGTACCAAAGCTAAAACTAAAGCAAAAGAAGTTCAAGAAGTGATTGCTAAAATTACTGCCCAAGCAGTTGTTTACATTAAAGAAGCTGAGGACAACTACAAAGATACAACTAATGCTGGTGGTAAAAAATTTGAAGAAGTTGTCGGCAAGCTTTATGATCTAGTGCCTGATGCATTGCATGGCATCATTACAAAAGAAATGATTAGTGAAATCGTTCAAAGTACTTTTGATGAAATTGAAGAATACGTTAAGATTCAATTAGATAATGGAATTGATAAAATCAACGTCAAAGGTGACTAATAGTGAAAGTAATCACTATTGATTTAGAATATGTTTTATGGCTTTTTGGCTTCATTGCTTCGGGATATGCAGTTTTAAAAATTTGGAGAGAATTTAAGAGACCGAATAAAGAATTAAAGGAAACTGTTGCAAAACACGAAGAATGGTTAGCAAGAGACAATGAGAGAATAAAATCAATTGAAAGTTTAGTTATCACACAAGAAGGGATTAAGAAAGAATTGAATGAACACTCTCGAAGATTAGGAGAACATGAAGAAAGATTAGAAGAAGATAAGCAACGTGGCAATTTGACACTAAAAGCAAACATTGCAATCATCAACAATATGCTTTCTGAAAACGACAAAGACAAACTCCAAGAGACTAGAGACGAAATCCAAGACTTTCTGCTAGATAAAAACTAAGGAGGATGAAAAATGGGAACTCCACAAGAGTTTTATAACTATGCTATCAATAAGGTTTTTAACAATAAAGGGCAAATAATGAACATTAATTATGTTCAAGGTGAAGAACCATATGGTGGCCAATGTGTTTCGTTAATTCAAGGCTTAATGGCATGGGGAGGGAAACCATGTATTGCACGTGGCCATGCCAAAGATTGGTGGTTCAATCGAGCTAATAATGGTGTATTAAGTTATTTTGATGTTGTTACGGGTGCTCCCCAAAATGGTGATGTGGGAGTGTCTGTAGGCGGTGATTCTAGATTCGGACATATATTTATCTATTGGGAAGGTAGAGCACTCTCTCAGAACGTTTTAGGCAACCCTAAAGCCATGTTATGGCCACTGAATTATCAAGGAGCTATTTGGGGATATTTAAGGCCTAAATTCTATACAAATGCTTCTACATATGATGCTTCTCAATTGATTAAAGAGAATGGAATGGCAACATTTGAAAATGATACTGCTATCGTTATCCATAGAGATACTCCAACAGGTGCTTCTTACGGAACGTTTGTAAAGGGTGAAAAGCAAGTCTATACAGAAAAATGGATTGGAAATGGACATAGATGGATTTCATGGATTCATACAAATGGAGTTAGATGTTTCGCAGCAGTAAGCGGTAGTGAGTCCTATGGTGTAGATCAATGGGCCACAATCGGTGCTCCAGAGACGAAAGACATTGAATTAACTCAGGAAGATGGTATTGCTACATTTATTGTTGATGGTGTCCATAAGCATTACGATAATCCAAGTGGTGAAATCTTTGGTCAATGTAATTCAGGAGACGAGATTCGTTATTATTGGAAGTGCGTTACAAATGGACATAGATATGTTGTAGGTAAAGAAGGAGATAGAAAGTTCTTTGTTGCAGTGTCCGCTACAGAGGATAGAAGCCAAATGTGGGCAAAATTCACTGCTCCTGATACAAACACTAAGGAAGATACGAAAGAGGACTCTAAGCCTTCTACAGAGCCTTCTAAACCAACTACAACAGATCACACTAAGAATGTTAAGGGGTACGGAATTGATATTTCAGAACACAACAGTTCAGATATTGATTTATCAAAGTATGACTTTGTGATCTTGCGTGCTTCCTATGGAGAGCATACAGATAAGAAATTTGAATACTTTGCAGATAAATGTGAACAATTAAAAATTCCTTATGGTGTGTACTGTTATGATTATGCGTTAGATGATAGCCAAGCTAGAGCGGAAGCAGAGTATGTATATAATCTAATCAAAGACAGAAATGTTCAATTAGGTGTATGGTTTGATATGGAGGACGCAGATAATTACAAGAAGAAAGCTGGGGCCTTAACAAAAGAAAGATGTTCTTTCTCATGTAAAGTGTTCTGCGACTATATGAGTGCTAAGGGATATTATACAGGTGTTTACACTAGCACTAGTTGGTTAGGAACATTTGTAGAAACAACCTATCCTATTTGGATTGCCAACTGGGGAAGTAATGATGGTAACATTCAATCAGACCAATCTAGTGTAGGTGTTATCCATCAGTATGCAGCTAACCCAATCGACAAAGATATAATCTTCTATGATATTGATTTTTATAAGTCAAATCCTAAGAAAGATGAATCAAAAGACGATAAAAAGGACGAAAATGGTTCAGAAAACAAAAAAGATGAACCAAATACAGATTCTAAAGACGATAATGGAAACAAAATCAATGTAACAGGAATCAATAAATTGATTGAACTGTTGCTAAAGATCGTTGAAAAAATCGCCAATTTGTTTAAATAA